GTCAGCGCCCGCAATTCGCCGTCTGCGCCTTTGGCGGAGCTAGAAACATGACCGCCGGCCGGCATCCACTGCACGCGCACGTTTTTGCAGCGGGGACATTCCGGGTTGGCCTCCCAGGCATCAAAAGTCTGGCCGCAACGTTTATTGAGGCACTGCCAAGAGCGCACTACACCGTTCATTTCATACGCCCCAACAATAGGATGATGACCGCGATCAAAACAATGACAATCGCGAGCTCGATGGCTTCATAGGACAGATTGGCGAACATGGGCGGCTCCTAGCCGGTAGGAACCGATATATTAACACGCTTGAGGTAGTTCACAATCAGGCGGTCCACCGGCTCCGAGCCGCCGCGCTCATCGATTTCGGCGCCGCGCGCCATGGTCAGGTCCATTGCCTTGCACCGCGGCTGCACCCATGAATTCCAGGCCTGATGCGCCAGCACCGCGCCCATCACTCTGTCGTCCTTGGAGCGACCCTCGCCGCCGATATGGCCCTCATCGTTGATAATCCGGCGCATTTCATCGAGCAGTGGGATGGACTTCGGGATGATACGGCCGAGCTCGATGCCGTTCTTAAACTGGTTCAAGGCCCGCCGCTTTAGTTCCTCGCGTGTCACCCACTGATACACCAGGCCGCCCGACAACGAGTCCATGCGTCGGTAGAAATAATGCCGCATGTTGGCGAGAATGTTGCGGATGCCGTGAGCGTCGTCCTGCGGTTTTATTTCGGCGGCGGACTTGCGCACCTTTTCCAGCTCATCGAACACCGCCTGGCCGGGACCGTTCATTTCCAAGATCGGCATCAGATAGGTCATGCCGTAATAGCCGGCCAAATGCGCCAGCACCCAGGCGCATTGATAGGTTGATGGCTCGGTGGAGCAATATTCGGCGACCTGCACCATGGCATCGGAATAGCAGCGCCACACCGATATCACGGTGCGATCGGCCTCGTCGGAGGTGCCGTATGCGGGATCGCAGCCGAGCGCATAGTAGCCGAACTTCGATGCTTCCTCCCAGACCCGCAGCGGCGCCCGCACGTCGCGGGTCTGCTGCAACCGGGTTTCTTCGAAATGTGTGGTCAATTTGTAGCGATAGCACAGAAACGGGTGCTTCTTGGCTTCGCGGTGGCAGTTGGTCAGCGCCTCCGCAGTAAAAAACTGCGATCCGGTGGCCTGGAACGCATCGATGTCGGTCCAAGGATATTCCTGATCCATCAGCGATTGGTCGCCGTTCTTCTCGGATTCCAGATGCCAGCGATACCAAGCTATTTGTTGCAGACTAATCTCAAACCCATAAACCTCACGAACCTCGCGGATCCGTTTGCGTTCGAGGGCAACAAGCGAAGATTGTAACCCCTCTGGCATATACTTGGCGAAGAACGGGTGATCCAATGGGAATTGATTCCTTTCATCGCGCCACCAGCCGATAAATACAGGCCACTTCGTCGGGTCTTTCTTGGCAAGGTCCCAGGCTTCCTCATAGTGGTTGTAGCCGTTGGCGGTTGATTCATAAATCTGCAGCCGGAATGGGTAGAGCGATGAAGTCTGTGAACGAAATTCCGCGAGATCATCGTCATTCCCATAGAACGCGGTTTCAGTCGAATGAACATAGTTTGCACTCCCTGAGCGGCCGAGACCGCCCTTGCGCCCGGACGATGTGCCGGCGATCAGATAACGGAACTTGGAACCGTTCTTGAGGATCAACAGATTGCGGTTGTGACGGACGTAATTGATCTTGTGGCTTTTCGGCGTCTCGGCAAAGAACACTTCCACCGCCGAACGGAAGTCGTCGCGCGAGCCTTCCTCATGCGTGATGAACACGCCGAGCAGACCCTTGTGCTCGAAAGCCCAGAACAGATCGAGCGCAAGCAGAAACGTCGATATGCCAGCTTGGCGGTTTTTCAGCACATAGAACACGGTGATGCCCTGTGACAGGCCGCGCTCGATCTCATCGAGCAGATAGCTTTGCGATCCGAGGAGGCGGAACGGCACCAGACCGTAGTCCTTAGACTGCACTTTCAGATGCTTGAGAAATGCGAGGAATCGCGCTCGCGGGAATGGCGCCACGGCCGATGACTGCAGCTCGAACTTTTCCGGCTGCTCGGGTTCGACATCAGCCTTGAGCCGGACGTGCGACGGATCATTCATTCCGGCGCCTTATGCAGCGGCGCCGGCGGCATACCGTCTGAGGAACGCACCAAGTCGTCGGGCGCGTTTCCCAAGGTCTGCGCCTCGAACAGCAGATCCTCGGTGTGCTTGTCGAATGCCTCGGCAATTTCCGTAGCAGTGCGCTCCAGCGTGGCGCCCGATTCGTTCATGCGGGCGGTAGCGACACGCGCCCGGCGGATCGCCGCCTGCGCCGCCGTGACGTTAGCCGCCAACCCCTTGATCTCGATTGCCATGCGCTCACGCTCCCGCAGCAGGTTCAACAGGATCAGTTCGCCGAGTGTCAATGCGCGCATCGGGTGCCACCCACACGCCGCCAACCTTGCGATAGCCACGCGGGCGCCCCCCGGTCCGCCCCCGCGACCGCGCTGCGGCGAGGCCGGCCATGGTGCGCTCGCGGATCACATTGCGCTCGAACTCGGCGAACGCCGCGATGATCTGGAACATCAGATTGCCGGAGGCCGTCGTGGTGTCGATGGCGTCGGTCAGCGACTTGAAACCGATGCCGCGGTTGCGCAGGTCGTCCACGATGGCGATCAGGTGTCCACGCGATCGAGTTTCCAGCACACGAACACGTCGCCGTCGCGGACATATTGCAGAGCCTTGCCGAGTTCGATCCGGCTGCGATCGCCACCGGAGCCTTTCTCGGTGAAGATCTTGTCGCAGCCAGCCACCCGCAGCGCATCGGTCTGCATCTGGGTGTTCTGGTCCAGCGTCGAAACGCGCGCGTAGCCGACGAGGCTCATGAGTGATCCACCAACTGCTTGGCTAGGGCCGCGAGCGAAATAGGATTACATTTGCTCAAATCCATGACTCCAATGTCGTCGCGATATACCGCTCCAGCCCGCTCAAGATAAATCCTTATAAGCAGTTCAAAGGCTCCTTGCTTATTCATCGGTTGCCCCTCTTGAGGAACGTGATCCAAGACGCCCATCGTTCAAACTTCGTAAGCGCGACGAACGCGCATCAGATAGTCCAGAAACATTTGCTCTACAGAGTTGCGATCACGGCCCTTCAATTCCGCTATGTAATGGCGCGTCTCGTCCATCACGGCGGCTTGCCAGCACTCATGTGTGGCGTGTTTTCGCTGGCATGGGTTGGGCGCATCGTGCGGGTGACAGGTGCACGTCAGTGGCGGCACTTTTGCCTGTCCGGCAACCTGCCCCGAATCGATCTTCATCGCCGCAACTCCTGCCGTTCCTCGGCCTCGACCCGGCGCAGCGTGGTGCGCGCCACCACCGCCAGATGATACCGCGAAATCCACACCGCACACCGCTTGACCTGATTCGCGCTGTTGCCGATCGGCCGGTGAAACCGGCGGCACTGCCCCTCGCAATCGCAAGCGATGTAGACATCCGAGAGCAGGTCTGGCCTGTCGCTCATAGCTGTTCACCCATCCGACTCCGGACCGTGCGCCGGATCATTAGGGGGCGTAATGACGACAAACGGTGCAGAGTTGTAGCCTGGGCTCATAATTGTGATGGCCGTTATTTGACCGTCCTTGATGAAAACCTCTGCCCACGCCCCCGCTCGCTCTAACGGTCGGCGCAGCGGCAATGGCAATCTCGCGACGATGGGAAGCGCAGCGACGCCCGCCACCAATCTGAAAAATGATCGTCGGTCCATCACCGCCTCCCCACCCAATACGCGCAGTCCCGCGACGGGGGCCGCACCAGCGGATGCCCGGCATACTGCGGCTCATTGCATTGGATGCCCTCGGACACCTTGCCGACAAACGCGCAGCCGCCCAGCGGCACTAGAACTGTCAGGATTATCAGTAACTTGGTCATAGCGTGCTCCCCTTGATATGCCATACCATTAGCATAACCCCAACCGTTATGCAATAGCGCAGACGTTTATATTATCGGCATGATGTGGAAAAAGGTGCGCCCCGCGGACGCTGGGGAGCTGGGCACGGGGCGCAAGGTGGCATTGGTGCTGCGGCCCAGCCAAGACCCAACCGGGCCGCTAGGCATTCTCGCGCGGCTTACCGTCAGAAGTCAACAGTTGCTGCAGATCGGCGGCGGCGCCGGCGCGATGGCGTTGTCCTCGCGGCGCTGTTGCGCGGATGCCTTGCTGTTGTATTTCTGGCAGAGCTTGAGTTGTTCGCCGGTCTGGCTGCCGCAACTATCGGCGGTCGAGGCCGTGAAAGGGCAAGAAGCTACCGCCGCCCGACCCTCCACCGATCAGCGCGTCGCCTGCGATCAGGATCAGCGCAATCAGCGCGATGGCGGTGATGACGAAACGTATAGCTTCCACAATTGGGGCACCGAGCCCCATGTTCGGCCCGAGCCAGTTGAGGAACAGATCCACCAGGTAAAGCACCACGATCAGGATCAGCACACCGACGCCGAACACGATGATCGATTCGGGCGAGGCGGTCAGGCCGCCGCCGAAGCCCAGCACGCCGGCCACCGCCAGCACAAAGGCAATGAGGATCAGGCAGCCGATGATGATCTTGGCGATCTTGGCGAGAAACGGGTTCTTGGCAACGGCATCGATCGTGAGAAAGAAAATCGCGCCAACCGCAAACAGCACGATCAGGCTGACGAAGAACCCGACAAGCCCGGAGCCGTTCATTATTGCACGGTGGGCGCGGGCGCCACAGGCGGATTAGGCGGAGGGGGAGGCGGCGGCGCCGCAGGGACCGCACCGACCGCAGCCGGCGTGGCGTTGGCGAGAACCACCGCGGCCTCGACATCGGCGAAGATCAGCGGGCGCAGTTTGCCGTTGTCCAGCTGATAAACCTTGCCCTCGGTGACCACATAGACATGGCCGTTCTTGAGCTCGGTCACCGACAAGATCTTGGCCGGCGCCAGCGTTACGTCCGTGACGGGCCCCTTCGCAGGCGCGCTCGATGAAGTCGCGCTAGTGGTCGTGCCAAACATTTCGGCCATGTCAAGGCCCTCCTGTGAACCAACCTGCTCTATAGCACAAAAGTTCCGCAGTGCTAATTGTGATGTAGCACCGCCTCAATAACCAGAGCGGCTACGCCAACCGCACCCACGATATAGCCCCCAACCGCCGACCAGTTGCGACCGGCAATATCGCTTACCCGCTGCTTAAGGTCATCGATCTTCTCGTCCAGGCTCTGGATCTGCTTGGCAAATGACGCCTCCATCTTGTCGTTCGCCAGCGTGTTGCTGTCATTCTGCTGCTTGACCAGTTCCTGCGCCGCCTTGAGTGCCGCCGCCAGCGCGGTATCGCGGCCGGAAAACTTCTCGATAATCAGTTCGCGGAAACCGGTCAGCTTAGTGTCGAACAGCGCGATAATGTCGCCCTTGGCCGCATTGACCGCGTCCGTCGTAAGCTTCGTCGGATCCGGGTCTGGTTTTATGGGCGCCGCCACAATCACCCCCGCCCCAACACCGCCCGGCCCGCAGCCGTCAAATCATACCCCCCGGTCTGCCACACGATCAGCCGAGCACGCAGCAGCGCCCACAGCGCCTCCTGGTCGTCAAAAAATGACAGCCGGATCGGTGGCGTGTGCCGCGCGGCACCCTCAATC